TAGTGTGTACTAGCTGCCACCACAAGTCCCTAGCGGATACAGTCTTGACTGCCTGCTTGGACTTAGGGTCTATAAGTCTCCACTGATCATCAGACATGACGGCGGCCAAGAATTCGTCTGTGATTGTAATTCCATTGTGAAGGTTGAGACACTTACGATTAAGGTCACCACCAGTAGTTTTTCGCATAGCAATAAATTCTTCCACCTCCGGGTGGCTGATGTCCATATACGCTGCATAAGATCCTCTCCGTGTTACGCCTTGATTAAAGGCAAGCATTTGACTGTCAACTACGTGCATGAAAGGTATGCTACCAGTAGACTGACTACCGTTAGCAGTTGAAACGCCATTACTTCTAACAGCACCCCAATATCCACCCAAGCCTCCACCTCCACTTGCCAGCCATATGTTCTCATCGTAGTGATCAGAAAGACCACGCCTTGAATCAGGAACATAATTGAGAAAGCAGCTAATAGGTAAACCACGAGTGGTTCCCCCGTTACTAAGTATAGGAGTGCTAAAACCGAACCACCCCTTGCTTGCGTAGTTATAAAGTCGCTGTGCAAGATTGTAGTCAGTATGTCCTTGATACGTTGCACCATAGACGGACGCTCTGGCGAAGGCTTCTTGTGCATGTGTCTCATCTCCCCAGAAGTATCTGTCCTTCAGTGTCTCACGAGAAAACACATTAAGGTTTTCTTCTCTGTCGTAATCAATCTGGATACCTAAATAATCCTGTACGCCTACCTTACTTGTCACTAGGGTGCTCCAACATGTAACTAATCAATCGTTCTTCGTACCACCTAGCTTTACGTAGGTCTTCAATAGGTTTCTTCTTGTACCTAAAGCGCCACATGTACTTCAAGGCATTGCCACGGAGGTATCCAATGTACTCGTCGTGATCGAGCATACCCTTGATGGCATCAATACACTCTAGGCTACCAGTGTTGTAATGCTCTGGCCGGTGTACACTGTCGTACTTGTAGTCCCCGTACAGTGGGTGGTCGTTAGGCTCGTTGTCAAGCTCATTGGTAGCGTTGTCTTTAATAGTCTTAAAACCCATCTTGTTCCACTCCTGTACTGTTATGTTATCAATACTCATCCCATTCATCTCCATTTGTATCTTCTTCAAACTGGTGCAGCCTGTTGATAAACTTATCCTCAAACCTGTCCAGCAGTTCTTCAGCAGAGATGTCTAGAGCCTCCACTAGGTCATCGACATCATACTGCTTCAACACTCTCTCCTTGATCTCATCCATTGTTAGTGACATGATCTACATACTCGTCAACTGTGTAAAATTCAAAACCTTCCTTGTGACACCACTGTCCCATCGTAATCTTAGAGCCTTTCCTGACCTTCTTGTTAGGATCTGACAGTACAAAGATTAACTTGATTGGCTTGATGCTGTCACGTATTGATGTGTACTTCTGGGTGTCTCCTGTCCTAAAGAATCCTTTAGTCTCAATGTAATCACCTGTCTTCTTGTCCACAAAGTCTGGCTTGTACTTCCTGTGCATCACGTATGGTACATCATATGGCTCGTACAGATAGCGTCTCTTAGGTGCTGACTGTGCAAAGCGTTTCTCTAGTCCAGACCTGTAGATGCTTTGCTTACGTGATCTCTTGGACTTTAGGCTCATGAACCACCTCCGTTAAGAACCTTGGCCCGCTTGAGTACAGAAAAGTACGCAGTTCTGGATAGCATGAATGCTTGTACTGACAGTAGGAACAGTTTGCGGGTAATCGCATATTTCCACTTTTGCCGTCTGCTAATGGTTCCGCGCATACTGGTGGTATCTCCTCTGCCTCTACGAGCTTTTTTACGTGACGTATCCTTTCGGCAATGTCACCTTTGATGGTGTTGTACACAGGAGCCTCAGTGTCCTCTAGATCGTACTTCAGGTACGTCAGGTGCCCATTCGACTTGTCCATGACTAACCATCCGAACTTAGTCTCACCTTCTGAGTAGGCGTATGCCTTCAACTGGTCAACGTATCCAAACGGATCTTCGTAGGCTATAGCGCCTCTCTTGAACTTCCTGAATCCGTAGGTACTTGCAGACTTGATGTCAGTCACGATACCGTCTATACGGCAGTCCATGTGACCAGTGATGCCCTCTACCTGACATACCTTCTGCTCATCAGTGATCGTGTGTCCCGACAGGCGACACAAGAACAAGAGCATTTCCTCAATCAGGTGTCCGTACATGAACTTCACATACGTGTGCCCTTGGATCTCCTCTCCTGCACTCGTGTCGTTGTAATGATGCCACAGGTACCTATCGTCTCTGCCTATGTTGGACAGGCGTAGCTTACGTCCGTCACGAGGCGCATCAGGCATAAACTCAGTACGCATTAGCTGTTTGACAGCCTCTCCGAACTTGTCAATCTCTGCCTCAACGTCCACTGACTCATCAGCAGACTTTGTGGTCATCAGTTCGTAGATGTCATCAACAACTGTGTTAACTGTTTTCATTGAAATGTCCGTCCAGTATTTCTGTAGCGACAGGGTGCTGAATGTAGAACCACTCGCCCTTACGTTCATGTGACTGCGCTAGAAGCTCGTGTGCAGCCTTCTCAGCGGTTCGTCGGTCATCAGTATCATATGCTTTGATTAGCTCGTAGTCTCTGTAGGGAGAGCTAGTCTGATACTGCTTGAGCCTATCCTCTGCATCCACAGCCATCCCTATTTTACACCAGCCCGGAAATGCTGGGTTGACCAGTACGTACACCTGACCCTGCTTGGCAAGCTCGTAGTTCTGTAGAGAACTGAAGGCTGCATCAGTGAAGCCCTTGTAGCGTCCGGGCTTGTGTAGCGGGTGTGACTTAGGGACGTACTTGCCATCTACGTACATCTGTAAGGCGTTCTCAGCTTTTTTAGTTTTAGGATTGTCCTTGTAGTAAAAGACTTTACCAGTATTCGGATTGATGTTAGTGTGTTTCTGCCCAGCTAGTTCCAATTTGATACTCCCCTGCAAGTTTGCAGTTTAGGTTAAAGTGTATACCTGCCGCCTCTAGACAAGAGACTGCAAGCTGCCCGAACTTCTCTGCTTGTGATGCTGGGACTTCGGTCTGGACTTCATCGTGGATGTTACCTACGATCTTATAGTCCATACCCCATAGTTTAGCATACTTGTCCAGAGTAATCAAGGCTTGTTTCATAACTAATGCACCGGCACTCTGCAATAGGGTGTTCAGTGCTGCGTGTTCAGAGCGAATCCATAGTCTCCTCCCGTCTAGTCCATTGATCCAACCCTGTGCTGCCTCTTGTGCAACTCGTCCTTTAAGATTTGCATATGCTGGGAGATTAGACATAAATCGTTCTCTAAGCAGTCTACCAGCACCTGCGCCTCCTCCCGCCACCGTACCAAGTTTCGCGTCTCCTGCTCCGTACAGCAGTGCGTAGATGAAAGTTTTAGCCTGATCTCTTGATTCAAGTCCCGCAAGCTGCTGGTTAGCAGTGTGTATGTCTCCTCCAATGACTTCATTTGTATAGTCCTCATCGTTCATGTAGTGAGCCAGCATCCGTAGCTCTAGGCCACTAGCGTCAAAACCCACAAGTTTATGTCCTTCAGGGACAGTCCAGCATCGTCGGCACTCCTCTCCGTAGGGCGCTCGTGATGCCGGTACTTGCGCTAGATTAGGCTTGGCGTGTGTCATCCTGCCGGTTACTGCACCGTTAGTGTTGACCTGACCATGCACACGTCCTGTGTCCTCATCTACTGCGTCTATCCATGACTGCACTTGTGCTATGCGTTTCTGCACCATCAGGTACTCTGAGATCAGAGAAGCCTGTGGGATGCCGGTGATACCTGATAGCACCTTCTCGTCTACAATTGCCTGTCCAGTTTCTGTGAACTTACAGGGCTTCCATCCATAGTGTTGTAAATATCTGCCAATCTGCTGCCGTGAACCTAAGTTAAACTCAGGGTAGTCTACTCTAGAAAAAGGGCCACCCACGATCTCCCAAGAGTCGCCCAAGAACTTCAAACCTACGACAGAGATGGCTCCATCCTTTTTTACTTTTGGTTGTATCTCCTTTACAAATGTCGGTAGCGGCCTGAAGGCTTCCTGTACGGCATCCTCTAGATCGTCTAGCTTCTCTCGTAGCGTAGCGACTAACTCAATAGCTCTACGGCTGTCCAGTAGCCATCCGTTGCGTACCTGTTGCTGAGTGATCTCCTGCACGTCATGCTCTAGCTCTACCGACTGCTCACTGAAGTGCCTCAGATCCCACTCCAGCTTCTTGTAGAGTGCTGCTGTGACCTCTACGTCACGTCGGCAATACTGCACCATCTCAGGCGATAGCTGCGACCAATCGCTATGGTCAC